ATGCCCGCCTACACCGGCATCACTTCATGGGGTCAGTCGCACATCGCTGAGTTATTGTCGGGCTTGCAGAAGTCGTTTCCGGATTACTTCAAGGCCAACACGCCGATAACGTTTAGCGGCGAGGATAAAGGGGACATGTTGGGCGACTACACGAGCCCGAAGGCGCAAAGGTGGAACAGGGGCGGTGAGGTTGGCGCGAAGGTGTACCTAGGTGGCGGCAATGGGCTGGATGACAGGACTTTGGCAGATGTGATTCTGCATGAGCTGATGCACGCGAGGACGGATGCGGCGGAAGAGAGGTTGGGGCCGGAATTGGTGGCGCGGCAAAACGCGGCGTTGTATCCGGTAGGGCGAAGCGTGAGGGGGAACCTGGCGTGGAGTAAGAGCGACCCATACGGCGTACCGGAATCAAGCGCGGGCGATGCGTTCTTTGCCCGGGCGGCGGAGCTGGGATTTCCGAGTATGGATGCCAAACGTCAGTCGAGCAATGAGCTGACGGCGACATTGGTGCCGGCAATGGATAGAGGGTTGAACTACGACCCAAAAGCAGCGCAGCTGCACAGAGAGTTTCCGGCGCAGACGGATGCGATGTATTTTCAGAACCGGTATCCGGGGGTGAGGGCTGGTCGCCACTGGGCCGCAGCGGTGACACCGTGGCAGAGGTTAGTGCAGGCGGTGATGGGGCCGCGCGAGGTGACGGAGGGTGGAGATCCGTATGCAGGGCAACGTTGACATCGCCAAAGCCACAAGGAGGCTGCTCGCTATCGAGGAGGCCAAGTCATCGCTGCTGCAATTCCTGCGGCTGATGAACCCTGATCCTGACGATATGGAGGACGCTGGGCGATCGCTGTATCAGGAGACGCCTCAAGCTCGACTGCTGTGCGAAGTGATGGAGAAGATAGCGGCGGGAGATTTGTCGAGGGCAGCCGTATCGATGCCGCCTCAGTTTGGGAAGTCATCGGTGATAAGCCACGCATTTCCAGCCTGGATTGCCGGCCGATTTCCGTGGATTAAATTAATACTAGGCACGTACAGTCAGGAGTTTGCGGAGGAGTGGGGCGGCAAGGTCAGGGCGTTGATGACGAGCGATCCGTATCGGCAGATATTCCCTGGGTTGAGTTTTAGGAAGGGCGGCAGTAGTCGAGGGCTATTAGTTATTGACGACCACGGCGGAGAGCTGGCCTTCGTTGGGCGAGACGGAAAGACGACGGGTAAGGCTGGCGACATGCTGATAATCGATGACGCTCTTAAAAATAAAGCAGAGGCAGACTCGCCGACGATATTACGGCAGATATGGGAATGGTTTACGGCGGTGACGTTTTCACGCTGTCACAGCTCTAGCGCGATAGTAGTAGTCCATACCCGATGGAACCAAAATGATCTTATTGGACGACTGTGTGACCCTGAGCATCCTGAGCATGACAAGCTGACGGCGGAGAAGTGGAAGTATATAAACATTCCTGCCGTGGTGACAGACCAGAAGTTGGCGGATGCGTTGGGATTGAAGTTGGAAATGCCTGCCGATGATGAGGTGAAGCTGCAGTTTGGGGATCGGCCAATGAGCAGCCTATGGCCGGAGAGGAAGGGATTAAAGTTCCTGGCCGAGGCGAAACGACTGGATAAGTCCGTATTCGAGGCGCTGTACCAGGGCAACCCATCGCCAGAAGACGGGGATTATTTCAAACGAGCGAATTTAATTGGTTATAAGTTAGAGGATTTGCCGCGTAATTTGCGAAAATACTCGGCATCCGATCATGCGGTAAGCCCAAAGGAAGAGGAGCGCCGCGACAAGACGTGCATGGGGACGGTTGGGGTTGACGAGGACGGCATCCTCTGGGTGTTGCCAGACCTCTACTGGGAACGTGAGGGCGACACGTCGAAGATCGTCGAGATGATGATCAACAAAATGCAGTTGCATGAGCCTATGATTTGGTGGGCGGAGAACGAGCACATCAGTAAATCGTTCAAGCCGTTCTTGGTGAAGAGGATGATAGAGGAACGATGCTACGGGACGATGCTGGACGACAGCATCACGCCGAGCAAAGAGCTATTAGTGCGCGCAAGGTCAATTCGAGGCATGATCGAGTTGGGCAGGGTCAGGTTCCCAACGTTCGCACCGTGGTGGCCGGAAGCGCAGGCAGAGATGCTAAGGTTTCCGAATGCGGTACACGATGACTTTGTGTCTTTCATGAGCCTGATAGGCACGGGGCTGCTTAGAGAGATCAAGCCATCAAAGACGAGAGAGCCTGAGAAAGTGGTGCGTGTCGGCAGCTTGGCTTGGGTTAAGGCGCGGTCAGAGGCGGAGAAAAGGCGAGCTAAGCGGCTGACTGCCGCAGGGGGAATGTGACATGACGGATATCAGAGAAGTCGATGTGCAATCTGGTGACGACTACCCCATCACGCAGGGACAGATGGTGCTCGACCCCAGACCGGGGCAAGGGATGGGCTCGCCGGTGGAAGTGGACCAGGGCCGCAAGGATCTCGTCCAGTGCCTGCTGACTAGGGTTCAAGACGCGCAAAAAAGATACGAAAAAGACTTCGACCGCATGAAGTCCAACTTGGACATCGTGAAGAACGGCTGCGAAAAGGAATGGGACAAGGATAAGCAGTACGTCGCCAACATCACCGGCCGTCATGTCGCGCAAAAGACCAACATGCTATATGCGAAAAACCCGCGCGTGCGTGCCAGAAAAGCCGACCGGGTTTGGTATCAGATCTGGGACGGCAATATCGAGACGGCGAAGGCTGCGATGCAGTTGTTGGCTGGCGCCATTGGCGGAACCGGCGTAGCACCAGAGTTAGTGCCACAGTTGCAACAGAGCCAAGCGCTTGTGGCCGACATTCAGCGTGGATTGTCTGAACAGAGAATGCTGACTAAGATCGGCGAGACGCTTGAGATTTTGTTTCATCACTTTACGGATGTAACTGACCCGACGTTTAAGTTGCAGGTGAAGCAGCTTGTACGCAGAGTCACCGGAACCGGAGTCGGATACGTCAAGCTGGGATTCCAGAGGCAGACAGGCAAGACGCCAATTATTTTAAATCGACTCGCGGATAGCCAAGAAAAGTTGATGCATATTGAAGGGCTTATTAAAAATATAAACGACGGCGAAAACGATCAGAATCTTGAGGCAGAAAAAACGGAACTTGAATTAATTATAAAGTCTCTTGCGGAGTCTCCGGATGTAGTCTTGCAAGAAGGATTGGTATTTGACTTCCCGAAGTCCTGGGATGTGATCCCGATCGGGAACGTCAAGATGCTCAAGGGCTTTGTCGGCTGCGATGCCGTGGCTGAGCGCATGTGGCTCACCCCCTCTCAGGTTATGGAGTATTACAACGTAGACCTAAAGCAAGGCAGCTATAAGACATACACGCGAGACGGTGAGCAGGGCAGCGGTGACTTTGCGTGCTGTTATGAGTATTACGACAAGAAAGACGGATTGCTCTATACATTATGCGACGGCTACGAAGACTTTTTAGAGGAGCCGCGCAAACCAAATATTTCGATCCCGCAGTTTTTCCCCTACTACACGCTAAGCTGGAACGACATCGAGCACGCAAAAGACGTGTTCCCACCCTCCGATGTCGAGAAGATGAAGTCTCAGCAGCGCGAGCACAACCGCCAGCGCGAAGCCTTGAGACAGCACAGGATTGCGAATACTCCCAGGTACGTGGGCGCTAAGGGTGCGATGGAAATCGAAGACAAGCAGGCGATTATGTCGAGCGTGCCGCATGAAATATTGCTGGTCAACGCGATTGAGAAGGGCATGAAGCCGTCAGATCTCATCGCTCCGATGCAATTCGCAGCAATAGACGCGCGTCTCTACGACTCCGCAGAGGTCTACCAGGACTACCTGCTTGTCTTGGGCAATCAACAGGCAAACTTGGGCACGACTTCAGGCGATACGGCGACCGAATCCACCATCGCAGAAAACTCACGCATGGTTTCGACCAATGCTGACGTAGACGAGATGGATGATTTCCTGTCCGCGCTGGCTCGCGGCGCGGGTGTAGTGCTGTTAAAAGAGATGTCGCCTGAGACAGTCGCTAAAATCGCCGGCCAATTCGCGGTGTGGCCTCAGTGGAGTGCAGAGGAGATCACAGAACAGCTTTGGCTAGAGGTCGAGGCGGGGTCATCCGGCAAGCCGCACCAGGCCGTCGATTTGCAAAACTGGATACAGTTGTTGCCTCTTGCGTTGCAGACGGGTGAAATCTCGCCGACCTGGCTTGCCAAGGAGACCGTTAAGCGTATGGACGACAAGGTGGACTTGGATGAGGCTATCGTTGCCAATTTGCCGGCTATCATGGTGTTGAACCGCCAGCAGCAGGTGACAGCACAGGCGGGGAATGCCGAGAATCCGCCGGAACAGCAAGGCCCAGAGGGTGGCGATAACGTAGTGCGTCCACAATTCCCGCGTCCGGCCCCAAACGACATCCGACAGGGGCAAGTCCCCAGGCCGGGCGAGGCCATTTAAGTGGCCCACGCGGTCGCCTTTGCGAGCTACGAGAATATCTGTTACGTGCTGAGCCGGCTGACGGAGGAAAACAAGCGGGAATTGATGGCGATGGGCACAGTTTGGAACCACAGTCAGTACGCATTGGCCTATCTTTTGTTCCCTTGCAGTTATGTCGTATTGCGCGATAGGGAACCTGTCTGTATATTCGGGGCACAACGCATCGGACTTGACAGTTGGCAAGCCTGGATGCTAGAGACCGATGAATTCGATGGATTGTCTTGGCGTGCCGCGAAGAGAGGCTTTAAGCAGGTGATGGAACGACTGCTGAGCGCGGGCGCCGAGACGGTCAAGGTGCCGGTGTTGAAGATCAATGCCGATGCCGCACGGTTTTGCGAGAGTTTGGGGGCCAGTCGTGGCGATGAGGATGAGTTATTTATCAGCTACCTCTGGAAACGAGTGGATCTTGCAAGGAGTTTGGGATGTCAATTGACGTAAATACAGAGGCCGACTCGTCATCGGCCCAATCTGCCGACGTAACGCCGCCTTCGTCATCGGCACCGGACGCTAATACTGAAAATTCGTCCGCTTCAGAGGTCGTTAAACCGGCTTCGATGCTTGAAGCTGTCTCGGAGGCTCTAGCTAAGCCAGACGAGACACAACAGCAAGCAAAAGAGGCGCCCCAATCGACCGAGGGGCAGGAGAAGTCTGGAGAAAAGGAAGCTAACACTGAAAAGCCGCCATCGTTGGACCCGAAGGCATATGAAAACATGCCGTTTGGGAAGCATCCGCGATTCCGGCAAGTCTTGAAGCACACCCGTGATCTGGAAGAGAGGCTTAAAGGCTTTGAAGCCCGCGAGCAGGAGTTTGGCGCCAAGGAAAAGGTCGTCCAAGACTTCGAGTCCTTCCGCACGGCCGTGCAAGAGGCTGATTTGTCTTCCGAGGACGTGGCGCAAGCCTTCCTCATCGCATCGCTGATAAAAAGTGACCCCGGCAAGGCGCTGGAGCTGATTACGCCAATCGTTGAGAACCTAACTGTTTTGACCGGCAATCGGCTACCCGCCGATTTGCAGGCCAAGGTGGACCAGGGGCTCATAGATGAGGATACGGCACTCCACGTCTCGCGTGAGCGGGCGAACCTGCAACTGGCGACCAAGCAGTCTGAGCGCACCGTTGAGCGCACGGTTCAGAGCCAGCAGAGCAATCACATCAATGCGGTGAGAACGGCAGTCATTACCTGGGAAGACCAGTGGAAGCAGAGCGATCCCGACTATCCGAAGAAGCAGCCGTTTGTGGAGGCTGAGGTTCGGCAGATGATTGCTATGAAAGGCGCTCCCAGATCGCCGGAGGAAGCGGTGCAGATGTCGAAAGACGCGCGCCGTGCGGTCGAGGATCGCCTCAAAGCCATGATGCCGGCCAAGCCCTCTGTGCGAACGGTGACAGGTGCCTCGGGCACTGCAACCAATGGCGCGCAGCCGGTTCCCAAAAACATGCTAGAGGCAGTCGAATTGGGGTTGGCGCGTAGCCGAGCGTAAGGAGGCTTTATGCCGGTTACAGAGCAGGAATTAGCGAATATCGCTAACGCCGCGCTGGATTTTCACGATCGCTCAGGGGTGAAATCCAACGTGATCCAGTCGCGTCCTTTGGTGCGCGAACTGATGAAGCGCAAGAAGAAGTTCCCGGGCGGCAAGGAATTTATCACCGTCGCCGTCAAGGGCGTCTACTCCACTTCCCTGCAAGGCTATTCGTACGATGACGAGGTTCAGTATGTGAACCCGGCGAATATCAAGCGGGCGCAGGCGAAGTGGTATGAAATGCACGCTGGTATTTCGGTCACGTTGACGGAATTGAAGAACGACGGCATCAGTGTCGTTGACTCGATGGATTCCGCACGCACGACCGAGCATTCCATGCGCGAGAAAACCGCCATCGCTAACCTCTTCCAGGACAAGCTGGAGGACATGGAGGAAGGCACGGCCCGGTCGATGGACGAGATGTTTTGGCGGGATGGAACGCAGGACCCGAAACTGATCCCAGGCATCACCTCATTCATCCTGGATTCACCGGCATCCGCAGGCTCAACGTTCGGCATCGACCGTACAGCGAATACGTGGTTCCGTAACCGCGCCAATTTGCTGATTAACGCCTCGACCCCGGCCGACCAAAACACCGTACAGGCGATGCAAAAAGACTTTCGCCAGTTGCGGCGTTATGGCAAGGGACCGACCAATATCTTTGCCGGCTCCGACTTCATGGATGCCTTCGAGAAAGAACTGCGCTCCAAGGGCAACTATACTCTGGAAGGGTGGGCGAAGAACGGGCAGATCGACGCCTCGGTGGCCGACATCGCATTCAAGGGAATGATGGTCGAGTATGTGCCCGAGTTGGACGACTTGGGCAAATCGAAGTATGCGTATGGCCTGGATCTAAATGCCATCCGCTACTGGGAGATGGAGGATGAGGGCGATAAGCGCCATTCTCCGGCGAGACCGCCTGAGAAATACGTGCTCTATCGCGCCATCACCAATACTGGCGGCCTTCTGGCAAGCCAGCTCAACACCTCACAGGTGTGGAGCATCGCGTAAGAGCAGCGCCGTTACGGGGGTCGCAAGGCCCCCAATTTTTTAGCAGCCAAGGGGGGCGATGATGAAAGTTAAAGTCTACAACTGCATGGTTCGCCCCGGCGGATGGGTGATGCATGAGGTTCCGAAATTTGAATTGACCGCAGCCGAGATCAATGTCATCCGTTACAAACACATGGCCTATGACGCCGTGCCGCCTCAGACGATCGAGGCGTGCGGAGAGAAAGAGATTAACGACAAGGTCCTGCGTAAAGACTTGACGCGCCGCTATGGTGACAAGGCTGTCGAGGCCGCGATTGGCAGGTTCGGTCCATTACCGAAGACGGTTGAGGATCTGCCGGAAGACCCATTCCAGATTGACGATCCGCGCGAGGATGAGCCTGTTGAGAAGAAGACGGCTGCCTAAGACGGATCGACTGCGGTGCGAAATAACACGCTCGAAAATATCCGCAACATGGTGCGCTCCGAGGCGCGCCTATCGGGTAGCTATTCCCGTGGTCCGGATCAGACCGAATATATCGATCAGCTCATCAACCGAAATTACGAGACGCTGTGGGATGAGGTTGATTGGCCGTTTGCACGCATCCACAAGGAAGACGCGGGTAAGCAGTTGCAGGCAGGCGAGCGGTATTACGACTTTCCTACCACCTTGGATCTTTCTCGTACCTTCACGCTATACAGAAAGTTCGGGAACGTGTGGGGCGAACTGGTCCAAGGTATCCTTCCAACCGACTACACCTCTCTCGACAGCGACTCTGATAACCGTTCCGATCCGGTGTTGAAGTGGGACGTATACGACGGCAATCAGTTCGAGGTCTGGCCCATGCCGGCGTCGAACAGCTACGAGGTACGTTTCGATGGCGTGCGTAAGTTGCAGCCGTTGGTCGGGGACTCGTCTCGCTGCGAACTCGACGACCGGCTCGTTGCCCTGTATTCCGCTGCCGAGATCATGGCCGGCGAGGGCAAGAAGGACGCGCAACTGAAACTTACGCTGGCTGAGCGTCGCCTTCGATTCCTCAAGGCGCGCTTTGAGACCAAGACCCGTATCGGGCTTTATCAACCCAACATCACCACTGCCCGACAAGGGCCGCTTCGTATCCGCATCCCCTTAGTACGGTACTAGACATGCCGTACCAGTTTGTTTCCGAGTTTCGTCGCGGCATGGACCGAACGAGAAAGCTCTCCGCGACAGACGAGGGCGTGCTCTGGGAACTCCGCAACGCACACATCACACGCGGCGGAGACATAGAAAAGCGCAAGGCTTGGGTACAGAAGTACATCCTGCCATCAAACACTTATGGCCTACATGCGACGGCCACACAGCTTTATGTATTCGGGTCCGTGGCAAGCCCGAGCGTTCCGTCAGGCGTGACCTATCAGCGCTTGGTTGCGCCGAACGGATCGGCCATGACGCGGATACTTTCGACGACCAACTTCGACGGCCTCGTTTATGCCATCGCAAAATTCGCAGATGGCGGTATACACCACTATTACAACGGGTCTCTAGTCACTGACTGGGAGGCCGGAATTGTCACGGCAGAGATGGTGAACATGACCGGCGTTGCAGCCGCGATGGCGACGCTAATCAATACGAATTCGGAAGTAGTCGCCACGCCGTCAACTAATACGGTTGTCGTTGAGAAGGCGACCAACGGCACGTTTGATATCGACGCTTTCGCTCAATCCGCAGCAGGCGCAGACCTGCCTAATGCCGTAACCCTTGTTCAGAACCGGGTGGGATCTGGAGAGACGATCTCGACGGGCTCCTTCCGAGTTGTGCAGGGCGTAAGCAGTCCTGGGACAAATAAGATCACGTCCCTGACGGTGAACGGCGTCCAGTTGCTGACTGGCGGCGCGATAGACTTTGCGGCGGACAGCGCAACCACCGCCATCAATATTGCCGCCGCCATAAACACCCTGACGACGACGCCGGATTACGACGCCGAGGCGGTGGACGATACAGTCTTCATCAAGGCCAAGGCCGGGACAGGGATAGGTCCAAACGGGTTCATCATCAGCATCACGACTGCGGGGCGATTTATCGTCAACATCGGCAGTTTTGATGTCATCTCTGGTTCGACCAACCCCGGGCAGAACCGCATCAAGAAAGTTTTAGTCAACGGTGTGCAGGTCTTGGCCGGCAACGTCAACTACAATGGCGGTAACGACCAGACGGCGGCCGACATCGCCAGCAGCATTAACTCGGCCGGTACGTATAAGTCGTTCAACGTCAACAACACGGTGTATTTATACAAGACGACTAACAACGCACCGTCTTCGGATACATTGCCAATCGCCTTCAATGTTGACGGCAATTTTCAGGTAGGAAATGCCGTTCCTTTCGGTACGACCATCAATCACTTTGCGGGCGGGAGTGTCGGGGCCAAGGAGAAGTGGACTATCACTTTTGTCGGCCCCTTTACCGTCGGAGACCGATATACGGTCGTCATTGACGATACGCGATATGGGGCGGCTGATAACCCGACTGCCAAGGCGAGTCGTGCGATTACCTTCGGCAGCAAAATCTACGCGATCGGCCAGAGCATTCTGTTTTTCTCAGGCGTCAACACGGCAACCGGGTGGAACAGCACCGACGACGCCGGAGCGGGCTTCATCAATATTGCCACTCAAGACGGCGGCAGTCAGGACTTGATCGGTATTGAGGTCTATCAGGGCAGCATCGCGGTTGGGTCGCGCAACAGCATCCAGGTGGTCGCGGTCGATACCAACCCGAACAACAACTACCTGTTTCAGCCAGTCAAGCATACAGGATTTATCACGCCGCACGGACAGATCAGCATCAATGGCGTGGATACCCTGTACATCTCCTATGCCGGCCATCGTTCGCTGCGCGCCCGAGATTCATCCAGCGCCGCGATCTCCATAGACGACATCGGCACGTTCATCGATAAGGTTATCAACCCAAAGATAGCGGCATTGAGCGACAACGACAGGGAAGGCGTGTGCTCTGTAATTGAGCCCGTAGACGGCCGTTACATGGTATTTATCGACAATGAGGCGTATGTCTTAAGCGAGTATCGAAGCAAAGACATTCGTGCTTGGTCAGTGTATGACACGCCGGACGGGGTGACCGAGGCGGTAGAGATGACCGGCAAGATATTCATCCGCACTGGGAACAGCATTTACCTCCTCGGTGGCGACAATAACGACACCTATGACAGCTCCGTGGTAACCGCTCAGATGAGCTATTTCCACAACAAGAAGCCGGCGCATAAAAAGGACCTCACAGGTATCGATGTAGACGTGGTAAACACATGGACCGTAAGCATCCTGACAGACCCCAGAGACGAGACGCAGCTATGTCATGTTGGCGACATAGAGGAATTCAGTTACGATGGCCTCAATTGGGGCGCAACCGGGACTCAAACCCATATGGCACCTAAGTTTGTGTGCAGTCAGCCAGGGTACGCGTCGCTGAGCAACTTTGCCCTGCACTACAACCAACTAGACGAGAACTAGGGCATGGGAGCGAGCGATAACTCGGGCGATATCGCTGCCAAGATCGAGCGCAAAAGGCAGCGCCAAATTCTGGCGGGCACACAGTCCGTCAATGCCGCCTTCGCCCCGTTTTCCGATGCCTTCTACCAAGGCCGTGAAAGAGCCTTCCGCGACTACTACCTGCCGCAGCTAGACTCTGAGGCCAAGGGGGCGCGAGGAGACCTCATCTATAACCTTGGTCGATCCGGGCTCATAGATTCCTCTGTCGGCGCTCACGATACCGCGAGGCTACAAGGTAGCATCGACTCTGCGCGCAAGGGTGTCTTTGAGGGCGCCAAGAACTACGCGGCGCAGACGAGGGCTACGATCGAAGGACAGCGCGCTCAACTGCTAAGAGACGTAGAAAGCGGCGCTGGAGTCGGGTCCTCTGGAGCGGGAGCGGCAGCGGCGGCTCAGCTCGCAGTGGCACCTCCGCAGTTTTCGCCATTGGGGAATATTTTCTCGAACCTGACCGGGGGCGCCGCGAATACGGCTCTGGTGCAATCTTACGGAGGCGCAGGGAATCCGTTTTATTCGGCCCTGTTGAATCTGCTGCCAGGCCAGAATACTAGCCGGCAGCCCACCTACAGCTTCGTGAAATCCTGATGGGCGCCGCAGCAGCAGGAGTTGGGGCACTACTCGGAGGCTCCGCTCTATTCGGCCAACTGGGCGCAAGTCAGGCCGCCGGAGCCCGTGGCGAGACGCTAGACGAATATTTCCATCGTCTGAAAAAGCTCATGCGCGAGGCAGTCGGGGTCAACACGCGCGAGCTAGGTATTGCCGGTTACGAGCCGACGATGACCGCCTTGCCGCGTGCGATCTATCAGCGCACGAGCACTCAAGCACCTTTGCTTGACGAGCATATCGAGGCACTGCCTACGTCCAGCTCTGCGCCATCAGCGGTTGCCAATGCCTACGGTTCTGCGTCCCACACCCAAAAACACAAGCTGGCAGGCGACATCACGCGTGGTGCGAGACTCAACGCACTAGGCGATGTATTTCAGGATCAGGCGATAGGACTTGGCCGTGCTCAGCAAGACCTTTCACGCATCGCCAATTTCGAGCAGGGCAACGCGCAGATATTGCCTTTGCAATTGCAACAAGCCAGTCATGCCGGCGACTTCTACAGCTTGCTAGGGTCTCTCCTTGGGCAAGGCGCAACCTTGGCAGGACTTGGCGGCTTCAGCGGCAATGCAGTTCCGCCTGCCGCCGCTGTAAATCCCGGAAGCTGGTCTAGCCCATTCGGCTTCATACCGGTGGCGCGCTGATATGCCATACCCGGTCGTCAGGTCAGGGCCAAATCCTTACTACCAGGATATCGCCAATATCTCCGATAACGTCGGCAAGATCCTATTAGCGCGTCAGGGGCTTTACGGCGCCGGCCGAGTACAGCCAGGCGTCGCTGAATACAATGCGGCTAGGACGGCTCATGAGAATGCAGAGACGGCGCTTGTGCAAGCCACCTTGCAGGCAAGACAGGATGAGGGGATCGGGAATATCGCCGATGTGCAGCTTGGACTTCCGCCTGGGACATCGCTCTCCATCATGCGAGGCGATCCTACTGCTACCTCCGACCCAACCATCAGATCGAACGTACTTGGGCACATCAACGCCCTAAAACTGGGCGCCTTCTCTGGTGGCAACCAGAACATCAATAACGTGGTCGAGGCTCAGGCTAAGGCCGCGCAGTTCCAAGGTCTGCCGCAGGCTAAGAACACGGCCGAAGTAGCGAAGAACATCGGCGCAATATTGGGCAAGCCCACGGTCGAGGCTAACGCCGGACTTCTGTATGACCCATACGGCACTGTAGGTGCGGAAGGGTATACCGTGACGCCTGCCGTCGAAGCCCTCGCCGCCCAGCGTAATGCAAGGGCGGCCGATACTGCTGCCCTGACTCAACCGAAGATCGGAAAGATTGAGGCACAAACCGAGACCGAGAGGTCGAGACAAGGCGTATTTGGAGCGCGACAGAATCAGATTGAGACGTTGACGCCGGAGGACGTGAAGCTCAAGCGCGCTCAGGCGGGTGCTGCTGCTGCGGCTGGTGCGTTGTCTGGAACCAGAGCGTCTGACATAAACGCGACGCAGCCGTCACGCATAGCCAACGTCACATCGCAGACAGAACAGCATAAGGCCGGCGCGAACCTGTCGAATGTTCGGGCTGAAGACATTAAGGCGCAGCAGCCATCCAAGATAGCGCTCACTAAGGCGCAGACTGAGGCCGCCAAGCATCGTGCGAATACGAAGATCCTGATGAAGGACTCCGACAAGGCGTTTACTGATATCGCTAGGGCACGCGGGTACTCAGACACCGTAGATGCCAACGGTGTAGCCAAGACCGCAAAGCAAAACTACATAGAGCAGACAGACCCAGAGCAGCAAGCACTGGATTTGCGCGCATACAAGAAAGGCTACGAGGATAACGGCGGCGATCCGGCCTCCGCCATGCTGGAGGTGCAGAAGACGCAGTTATCGCCGTATCAGCCAGGAAGGCCGTCTGTGAAGCACGTCTTTAAAGCAGATGAGCCAGCAGTACCGGCTCAGCGCAGAAAGCAGATCGGAGCGCCGCCTAGGCCAGCCTCGAATGCCAAGCCAGCTTCCACAAAGGGCGGGCATCGTTCCAAACGAGGGGATGCTCCGGTAACAGATGCTGGCGTGAACAAGGCGGCGGTGTTGCGTGATGCTCGCCAGACCATCGGCGGCCTTGAGGCGCGCACGGATTTGACGGAGGAGCAGAAGAAGCAGATTACCGTAAAAATACTGGATCGACTTCAGAAGAGGTTCGGGATCAGCCCCGGAGAGCTTCAGTGACCGGCTACTTTGAGGACTTGGTTCCTCAAGCGCCTAAGCCCGATCCGTTTACCGGTGGCGGCTTGTTCGAGGATTTAGTCCCGGCGCCTCAGCAGCAGAATGCAGTTCCCATAGATGAGGCTGAAGACCTACCGCCGCCCGAGCTGGTCCCTGTCCCTCTGCGTAGTCGTAGGCCGCTTGTAGGCGCCGAGCTGGCACAGGCCGAGGCCGACATACGCGCTGATCGTGGTGTACTGCCGCCAATTAAGCCAGACATCCCGATCCCGCCGCCGATTGAGTTAACGCCACAGGCGGCCGCAAGGGCTGGACAGGTGGGGTATCAGCCGAATGCAGCTTTGCGTGCTCTCGGAGACTTCGGAACTGATGTAAAACAGCGCGCGATGGCGGTCGCCGACTTCCTGAAGCAGACGAATCAGGATCTCGGAACTCTCGGTGTTGGCGCTTTATCTGCGCTAGGAAAGACGACGGTCGGTAGCGGCATATCTGCTTTGCTTGCAGGGCAGGCCGCGCTAACACCTGAATCACCCCCTGACCTAGGCGCTACGATTGCAGAAGGCGTAGGAAAAACGGTTGACGCATTACCGAAACTGCCGGGCGAGAAAGAAGCCGGAGGCATTGGAGAACTTCTCACGGGTGCTCCCGAGGCAGAAGCCCTCACACAGGCCGCCCTCGGAAGCGATAACCAATGGGTCCGTGACCATGCCAAGGAAATAGGCGATACGGCGATTGTAGCGGCCAATGCGGCCCCCATGGCCCCCGGTGGTGTTGCTGCTATAAAAGCCGTCCGCAAGCCGCCTCTGCGCGAAACCGTCAAAGAAAACCTGCCGCCCGAAGAACAGCGTACCGGAATGGGACATGCGTTCGATGAGGCTCTGAAGAGGCAGAAGACAGAGACCGATACCGGCAAGACGACTGTTGTTGAGGAGCCGCCCATCCCGGCCGACCCAGTTAATGCTCCTCCGGCAGCACCCCCCGCGACTCCGGCATCCCCAGCCGCCGAGCCGCAAGCTGCCGGTGGGGCGCCCGAAATCAAGCAGTCCATAGGCTCCACGAAAGGCGGGCAGTCTTCTAAGCCACGCGTGCAGGTGCAGGCAGCCTCTCAGGAGGCACAGCCCGACATGGCAGTGGGCCAGGTGTGGACCAGCCGCGACGGTAAGCGCGCCTACGAGATCGTCTCTGAGCAGCCCAATGGCACCTTCGAGGTTAAGCAGGGCGGTAAGAAGTTTGTCATTCATCCTGACGCCGAACGGGCAAATGGGTGGAAACTCGTCAAGGAGTTGCCAGACCAAGCCGAGACCTCTCAGGCCGTAGCCACGCCAACCGAGACTCCAACCAAGGGCGCCGTGCCGAACATACAGGCACGCAGGGTAGATAATCCGCAGGCCCCGGTACTGCCGGCGGCGAATGAGCCAGTTAATCTAGAAGTCGTACCGAAGGAGATCCACAATGCCCCTGAAGCCCGGCAGCAGCCAAGCCGTCAAGTCGAGCAACATCGCGGAGTTAATGTCCAGCGGGAGGCCGCAGAAGCAGGCCGTAGCGATCTCTCTCAACAACGCCCGCCAGCACCCGAGCCCGCACAAGCCAAAGAAGCAGCCATCGAAGCCAGGTCGCCGATCAATAGCGCACGCGATGACAGGGGAGTAGTAGAGCCTCCTGTCGTCTCTGCCAGAAAGGAAGACATCTCAGCCAGCCGTGAGCGCATGGGACTGGATGGATTGCCGCCCAAGACTCGACCGGATACACAGACGAAATCTGACGCCGAGGCGCTTAGGGGCAATGAAGCTGAAACGTCTCTCGACATTATCAGCAAGCGCCGCCCATCTACCGATCATGAAAAAGTCGCCCTGACGCAGCGGTTGGCTGAGATCGAGAACGAGCACAAGCGGTTGGGAGAAGAGATCGAGGCAACCGACGATGCAGCAGAGAAGCAGAGTAAGCAGATAGAACGCGACCGACTACAACAGGAACACGACCTGCATAGTCAGGCTCAGGATATCGGCACCACAGAGTCTGGCCGCGCTCTGCGCGCCACTCAGTTCCAAACCGACGCCGATCTGTCATCCGAACTGCAAGTCGTACAGCGCGCCCGCAAGGCCAAGGGATCTGAGTTGACGCCGGAGGAGAAAGCGCCGCTTGAGTCTGCTGCGCGCCAACTGGACAAGCTGAACAAGGCGGTCGAGAAGGCAGAGAAAACCCCGAGGGCTAACCGTGTCAATCGTGAAATCAAAAAAGCCAAGGCATCCAAAGAGATTGCCACACAAGAGGAATTCGATGCGCTAGTGGCTAAGGCTAAGGAACTGAAAAACGTAACCAAGTGCGAGATAGCCTGATGGCTGACTGTTCCGAATACGCTGAGACCATTGCTAAGCTGGCACTGCACGTTGCCAAACGCCCGCATGTGCTGGACGTTGACGGCGTGGTGAGCGAGTTACGTAACGGACTGCCCTGGATTACTAGGGATGAGGTTGTTAATTCAATACACGAATACACTACCAAATCACGCAAACCTCTATCTGCCATTAAGCAGAAAATCTCAGACATCAAGAAAGAGGCTAGAGCCGACGTTGTACTTACTCGAAAACTGGATGAGCTTGCCGAGCACATTGACGAAAAGACGCTGCCTGAAAATGGGCTGAAGCCTGAAGACCGCAGGCATGAAATCGTCAAGCGCCTAACGAACATCAAGCAGTATTTGCAGCAGGAATTGGCTCGTAGCAATCCGGCTTTGAAGAAGAAGCATGAAGCGAATATTGCTCGCCTTGAGAAGGCCATCAAGGATTTCGGAAATCCCAAGGAGGAGCCGTTTCAATTCCGTCACGCAGAACCCAGCGCGGAGGTTAAGGCGCTACAAGCTAAAGAGGCCGGGCTCAGGAAGACGCTGTTCGATATGCGCCAAGAGGCAAAGTCGAACGACCTGCTGAATGAGCAGATTGGATCTTTGCAAAAGCATCTGGATGAGGGCACTTTGCCGCAGAGCAAGAAGCGCATGGATACGCGCGCCGAAACGACTCGTAAACTAGCCGAAATCCGCGCCCATTTACGCTCGCAGGTGTCGAAAAGCTCGCCGTCACAGAAGCAGCGGCTTCTGGCGGCAATTGATCGTCTTCAGAAGGACTTAAGGGAGCCTCTCAAGCCCGCAACAGAACGCCCCGACTACTACACAGATCCGGAGTTGCGCCGACTAAAGTATCAGCGCGACAAATTGGCTGCTGAACAGCGCCAACGTATTGAGGCACTGAAGCCGGAATCGTTGTGGACGAAGACGAAGCACGTCTTAGGCGTCACGCGCATCATTCAGACGATGTGGGACGTGTCGGCGGTGCTGCGCCAGGGCGGGAAGCTGGTCTACGCTAACATCACGACGCCATCAGGTTTATCCCGAACCGGCCGCGCCTTCCGCGACATGATGATTGCCATATCTTCCAAGGAGAAGGCGCACGCAATCAATTCGGCATTACAGGAGCGCCCTAATGCGCCCATGTATCACGCCGCCAAGCTGTACTTCTCGCCCGGGGAATTTGGCAGCAAGCTAAGCGAACTTGAAGAGTCGTTCATGAGCAAGTGGGCCGGGAAGATACCAGGATTCAAGGTCTCTGAACGCGCTTTCAGCACCTTCCTGAACGTCTTACGCGCAGACACGTTCGACGCCATGACGCGAGGGCTAGCCAAAGGCGGAGAGGTCACGCTAGACGAAGCCAAGCACATTGCCAAGTACATCAACGTGGCGACCGGGCGTGGCGGACTGGGGAGCATGGAGACGGCCGCCACAGGACTTGCTCAACTATTTTACTCGCCGCGCTATGTGGCAAGCCGCTTTCAACTACTGACCGGGCAAGTTCTTAAGGGCGGCACTGGCAGGACTAAGCGGCTCATCGCAAAAGAGTACGGAAAATTCTTAGGTGGACTCGGTGTTGTGTATGGTCTCGGGATTGCGGCGGGCGGCGAGGTTGAGACCGACCCGCGTTCGTCTGATTTCGGCAAGCTGAGATTCGGCAGCACCCGCATTGATCCATTGATGGGCTTGTCGCAGATGATTGTGCTTGGCACTAGGTTGGCGACGGGCGAGACGAAATCTCTATCTGGAAACGTCAGACCGTTGCGCGGGAACATTCCATATGGCGGCCAAAATGAATTCGATGTCATGGCGCGGTTCGTCCGCTCAAAGCTGGCTCCAATACCAGGAGGCGTCACAAATCTAGCCACCGGCAAGGATTTGGCTGGCAATCTGGTGACGCTGCAATCCGAGCTGGCAAACCAAGTCGTACCGCTCACCGTGCAGGACATCTATCAGGAAATGCAGAGTCAGGAAATCGTCCCCGGAACCGCGATGGCGATGCTTGCGATGCTTGGCATGGGCGTACAGAACTACAAAGAGCGCGAGCACCATCCCAAGCGGCTTAAAAGTGACTGAAAATAGTGGTATAAGGGTGACTAGGGCAAGACATTATCAATACACGCCAACCGTAGGAGGTTCCGATGAGTTTTGATCTCGTTCGCGGCCAGTTATCGGCCGACGTTGCAACTAATGGTACCTTCACGGTTCCCTACCCAACCAATCGCCAAGCCGGCGACTACTACAAGTCCATCAACCACCGCGTGAACCTGATGACAGTGCCCACCGGGGCGCTGACGACTCCTAACGCTGGCGGTAATGACGAGTACACCTATCCGAAAGACTTTGGCATCACGCTGGGCTCTGTCTCTGCCGGTACCGTCACAATTACCAATAAGACGGCGACGACCTGGAAGGCCGGAACCTTTTATACCGTCCGCCTTGAGCGCCAGGGTAGCACGGACTACCGTTTGGGCCTGCCCGGCACCACCAGCCCCACGTTTGCCTATGCCACGGTCACCGGCCGGACGGTGCTGATGAACCTTGGGGCTCCGGTCGCTAAGTCCGCCACCCGCGTTGCGGCGGCTCAGGCCGTAGCCGGCGCTGGCAACCTGACGCTGGCCTCGACCACGGTCACGCTCGACCGTCCTCGTAACATACAGGCTGTATCGGCGGGCGCGGGTGACACGACTCAGACGATCACTGTATACGGCACTGATATCTACGGCGTGGCGATGACTGAGACCATTGCGCTCAATGGCACCACGATCGTGACTGGCAACAAAGCGTTCAAGACGGTGACTCGCGTCGCCATCAGCGCAGCCACCGCCGGCAACATATCGGTCGGCGATCAGGACAAGCTGGGCCTGTCTGTGTTCCTGCCCGAGACGGCGTTCGTCATCAAGGAACTCCAGGACGGCGTGGCGGCTACCGCTGGAACTTTGGTCGCGGGCGATGTCACTGCGGGAGGCGCTACCGCTACCACGGGCGATGTGCGCGGCACTTATACGCCAAACTCGGCGCCGAACGATTCGCGCGTATACCAACTCCTGATTTTCTTACCCGATTACGGGTATGCGGGAGTCACTCAGGCCTAAGTCCTTGAATTGGGGAGAGAAATCTCCCCTCTCTTTAACGCAAGGAGTTAGGTATGACTCAATACGCGAAGGCCACTTTGGTGAGCAACTTCGGCCCCGGCAATGGGCCTGCGGTTGCTTGGGGCGGCGGCATCGGCACATTCGAGGCGGTCGGTACATGGGGCGGTGGTTCTGCCAAGCTACAGGCGCTCCTGCCTGATGGATCGTCTTGGGCGGACCTCACTGATGTTGTTCTGACCGCTAACGGCGCCATCGGTTTTGAATACTGCCAGACGAGTTTGCGCTGTGTCGTAACGACAGCCACGGCCGTGACAGCTACGGTCTGCGGGGTGTCGCAATGACGATGCGTTCTATCGTCCGCTCTATCGCTCGCGGCGTCGCTCGCACGATCGTCCCCGGTCCATCCCCTTCTGCCGACAAGTCGATCCTATGGGATTCCTCCGAGTCGGACGACATTCTGTGGGAGAACCATATCGGCAGCTTTTTGCTATGGAGCTAACCTATGGCCGGTAAAATCATCACGGCATTAACGGCAGCTTCAGGCGGAGAACTGGCGACGACCTCGTTGCTTGCCGGCATGGCCTCTGGAGGAACCGAGGCGCGCAAGTTCACGATCGCCCAAATATCCAGCATCATCGGCCTAGCTGTCACTGCCGGAAAAACCCTGACCTCGTCAAACTCACTGACGCTAGCCGGGACAGACGGCTCGACGCTGAACGTCGGCACAGGTGGAACGCTGGGTACTGGGGCGCTGAAGAATACCGGGACATCCGGCAATACGATTCCACTACTGGATGGCGACAATACGCATTCGGGTCAGGACACATTTGCTATAGGTACAATAACGACCAGCAAGCCGATATCGATTACGCAAACCTGGAACGCTGGTGGTGTGACGTTCACTGGCTTTCTTATCGATCTCACAAGTACAGCTTCGGCGGCTGCATCGCTTGCCATTAATGCCAAGGTCGCGGGTGCGAGCGTTTTTAGCGTTGATAAGAGTGGCGTTGTGTCGGCAGGGACTCAGTTTAAGGTTGCTGCCACAAATACAACAATTGATACAAACATCAAGGCCGGCGGCAATTTCACCGTAGCCGTGGACGCTGGCGGACTTTATTTGGGCGCTGCCAATGACACTCCATTGCTGCGTGGTGCGGCGGGCGTGTTCAAGGTGGGGTCTGCTGCCTCTTTTTCGGCCAACGCGACGACAGCAACCGTTCTTGGGTCTTTGGGTCCGGCAGGGGCGAATACGACCGTTCAGGAGTGGTTTACGATACAAAACTCGTCTGGGGTAACCAGGTACATACCGGCGTTCTGATATGGGCAAAAAATACGAATTTGAAGATGCGGAGATCCACCTCATCTGCGTTGGCCTCAATGAGCTTGTCCGCAAGAATTCCCAGCCGATACTTGAGAAAATACAGGCTCAGTTCGATGCACAGAATACGCCCCAGCAGCAGGTGCAGTCAGAGCCAGTAAAACGCCGTGGTCGTCGTCCTAAGCAATGACTCAGCCTACCCCATACTCGCCCAGCGCGGAGTTCCAGGACATCGTTCAGGGGCCGATCGGTCCTGCGCTCGACACTGAGTTTAACAACCTCAACACGACCATTGACGAGACGCTAGAAAATCTCGCCATGATACAGCGGGACGACGGCGGTCTGAGCAACCATATTGTCACTCCTGACTCTCTGTCGTCCGCAACCTTAGCGCTACTGGCAAGCCGATCCGGAACGGCAACGTGGGTTCCCAGGGGCGCATGGACGACGTTGACGGCGTATACCATTGGCGATCTCGTTTCCAATAACGGGAACAGCTATGTAGCGGCGATTTCGCACACGTCCGGCGCTAGCTTCAGCGTTGATCTAGCGGCAGGCAAGTGGCTGTCTTTGACTAGCATGCTCCCGGAATATGAATTTGCAATGGGCGCCAATTATTCAAAGGGGCAGCCAGTTGCATACTCGAACTTTCTCTACATCGCACTAAATGACATCACCGATGCGGTGACTAATCCGGCCGCAGACACGATGAACTGGGTTCTAGTAGGTCCATTCACTCCAGGCGGTGGTGGCGCGACGGTAGGTGTTGTTTTTGCCGCTGATTTTGGCGTGGTGGCTGACAGTACCCCTACCACAAATGGTACTGACAACGCAGCAGCAATCACATCGCTTATTCAATGGCTCGCTACCAGCCCAGGAGCAACTGTCATCTGGCCTCAGGACAGGACGAAAGTCGTCGGGTTCACAGGTTATCATCAGTTCACGCACTGCAAGTGGCAGAAGCACATATTCGGCTCGCCGTTAAGGAATATTGGGAGTTGGAACGCAGGAGGCGCAACGTTACTGTTTGGTAGCTCGATGTTCATAAATCATCTGGCAGGCAGTAACACTGAAATTAACCGCATTGTTCCCTATTTGATTGACTCGGTTACGGAGGGAAGCAACAGCGTCACCCTCAAGGTATCTGGCGAGGCAGCTAACTTCTACGAAGGCCAGTGGGTAGCTGTGTTGGGGTATGACCAGCAAGGTGGCGGGTTCCCCTACAATTATAGGTATATTGATTTCTGCAGGGTGAAGTCCATTAGTGGGGCCGCAATTACTCTTGATAATCCGCTTACCAATGCGTATAGCGACGACTGGTACTTTTACTCCGTAAGCGGTGGGGTTATAGGACCAGCCGGGATTATCCCGCTCGATCGAGGCACGGGCGCGCAGTTCTGCGAGAATTTAGAGGTGTGGAATTTGGAGTTCCAGCCGAATATTGCTGATTCTCCATCTAGTACCCTGGATGGAGATAACGTCTACGAGTCAGGGGTTCTGCATATTCAGGGGTGCTATTCGGCGAACCTTCATAGCTGCAAGTCTAACCAGTTCTGGACGGGAGAATCCGAGACTATCATCGTGAATGATATGAGGGTGATCGACTGTGAGCCAGATAAGTGCCAGAACAACCTTATTGTTAATCGTGGTCAGTTTACGAGATTTGTTCAGGCAACCGGAGTAGATTACTTTGAAATAAATCAGACGATAATTAAATACCAACTTGCAGATATTGCGCGAAGAACCAGGGTAAACGGCGCTAAGTTTCTTAAAGACGATATTGCGAATGCGCCGATTGGTTTTGGACTGGCGCTGTATCAAAAGGAAAGAATTTACGACGCCTGTGAGTTTTATTGGGACCAAGCAAAGGAGATCATTCAAGGCGGCGCAGTTACAGAAGGGCCTTCTGCGCCAGATCAACCTGGCATACTAAGCCTGACTGTCAGTAATGACATTGCGCCTTCGACTAGTCAGATTACAGCGAATTACAACTCTGGTTCGAGTGGAGGCGATGGGCGCTTGAGGCTGGAGATCGATAAGGGCACGGTATTGATTCGGGCTTCAGACTTGTCGCGGGCTGTCGTCACAGCCCCGATGGATTACGTGGGTGCAGGCGGCACCGACCCAACGGGGTACTTCAAGATCCCGATCTCTACTGGCACGACCTTCTCTAGTGGGGATGTGCTCTATTACTATCCAATCCGCACCCTCGAATTCCGCAATCCCATCATGCTTGGCCGTCGTCGCATGCCTATGCAGAACTTAAAGCGCAACTGCGATATATATCTCAATGATCGAGACGGGTATCAGAGAAGCCGGCTGGATATTAGCTTTAGGGACCTGCTTCCTTCGCCTATCACCAACAATCTATACGAGTTAGATGGGTATCTCGAATCAATAGAGGTCGTGATTTCTAAAGCGTATGGCGGTGTCGGGGACACGCGCATGGTTATAGAAGCCTACACGCCTTATGGAAGCACATTCCCTCAGCAGGTAATAAAGACGGAGGTAATCGGGCATCGCTTAATACTGCCTTACGGATCTATCACCAACAACAGCAATCCTCAGAGTGAGGTTGTGTTCTCTCAAAGCCTGTCACCTGTCGCGGTAGGCGCGAATACGACAGCAGAACAGACCTTCACTGTCACTGGTCTGGCGACGACAGATAGGCTGCTTAGCGTAGTGAAGCCCACCGCGCAGGCGGGTCTTGGCATTGTAGGGGCACGCATCTCTGCGCTGAACACCTTGGCTATTACATTCTCTAACAACACAGCCGCGCCCATTACCCCTACGGCTGCACAGACTTACGTCATCACTATCTTGCGTCCTGTTAGCTCATCGCCTTCCGGAGAAACGCTGGCTGACTTCGGATATAACCGGTATATCGGCCTTATAAACCTGCGTACGTTGGCTGCAGATAACCCAGGGCCTAGCGGGTGGGATGGCTATGTCCGAGTTAGGGCAGTTCGGAGAACCTGATGGACGACCTCGGCTCAGTCCCTAAGAATATCGAGCCAGCGGCTCTGAATAAGTTTTTGCTGTCAATTAGAAGCCGCGTAGACGCATTGCAGTCAGACATGGACGTCATGGGGGCGGAAGGCAGCCGTGGTCCTCAAGGCGCGCCTGGAGAGAAAGGGCAGGCCGGTGCTGACGGCGATAAGAGCTGGAGGCGGCATTTCCTGCTGATGGGGGCGTGAGATGGATGACGCGCTTTGGATAGGGCAAGCGTACCCGACAGCAGGTGTGTTGACGGATCTTGACGAGATCACGGCTAACCTAACGCTCAGTTCTATCGTCGCCACCAATCACGACCACACTGTCAACGACACGATCAGCATCACGCTGGCGATGAACGGCGATGCGGATGCGGCAAAACAGTATATCGTTCACCAACTGGTCATAGACGCAGACGACGGCCCGTACATCTTCACGGGCGGACAATGCGCTAGGGCCGGAGATGTCATCCGGGTGTATTCGCTAAACGGGACCACCAGCTTTAACGCCAGCGGCATCCTCTGGTGAGTCATGGATTCGCCAAGCCGAGAGTAAATCAGGGCGAGGCTGGGTCTACCCCTTGGCTCGTCACGGGAACGTTCACGCCATCCGGTACTCAGGATGTCAACCTAACGCAAATCGCCGGAGCGGCCGTCACACTGGGCCAGAAGGCGATGGCGGCAAGCATCCCGGTTGTCATCGCCAGCAACCAGAGCGCGATCCCGGCCTCTCAGAGCGGCACATGGACCGTCACTGGCGCAGGCGGCACGTTCCCTGTCACCGACTCAGCAGGCTCGCTCACGGTTGACGCGCCAGTTGGCACGCCGGTGTTTGTGCGCCTCTCGGATGGTTCTGCGGCGATAAGCACATTGCCGGTATCTCTAGCCTCGGTCCCAACGCATGCAGTTACCCAGTCTGGCTCCTGGTCATTTAGCAGGACTGCGGCAAGTGCAGCCACGTTATCGAACGTCGCAAACAGTGCCACCAGCGTATCGGTATTGGCATCTAATGCTAGCCGTCGAGGGGCGCTTTTTTTTAACGACGACACGGCCAGCACGGGAGCCACTGTGAAGCTGAAACTGGGCGCCACCGCAAGCGCCACCAGTTTTACGATCGCCATCGCACCGCAAGGCTATTACGAGCTACCGGACCCGGTGTACACAGGCGCCATCGATGCCATTGCGACGGCTGCAACAGGCACGTTGCGCGTGACAGAACTGACATGATCGGAGGGCTAAACCATGCCTTATTACCCACCTAAACAGCAGGCCGGCGCTACGCAAACTGTCCGGTCACTGGCCTATTACTTGGGCCTCTTCGGATGATTACGCTGGGGCCAACCGATACGTTATCAGGTGTCGCCGGGACGGCCTCAGCGATCACGTGGACGGCCTTCGGTGATCGTATCGCCAGCACCACGGATAACTTTGAGGTAATCGGTCAAGGCGTGCTTGCCAGCAGTGTTTCGACCATGCTTTCAGCCTTGGCAGCTACTCAGCGCGTCATAGGCTCTATATCTCTTGAGAACACAACGGCATCCCCGGTCGCGGGCGTGCAGCTATTTATCAACGGCACGGCGAACGGCAACAGGATTGTCCAGTTAACGATACCCGCGAATGGCGCTGCGGTAGGAGCGAGATCTGGGTGGGTCGTCTATGACGGAACCGGAACCATCGTCAACAACATCATCACGCTGAGCGGAGATGTTTCCGGCACCGGGACGTCTGCTATCACTACAACTCTGGCGACTGTCAACAGCAATGTCGGAAGCTTTGGGTCTGCTAGCAACGTAGCAACATTCACTGTTAACGGGAAGGGGCTTACGACCGCAGCGGGCAACACGCCCATCCAGATAGCGGAATCTCAAGTAACCAACCTGACCAGCGACCTTGCCGGCAAGCAGGCGACGGGAAATTATCTGACAGCGATTACAGGAGACCTATCGGCATCTGGCCCTGGTTCTGCGGCAGGCACCTTAGCGACGGTCAATAGCAACGTCGGATCGTTCGGGAGCGCATCCAACGTGGCGACGTTTAGCGTCAACGGGAAGGGATTGACCACGGCGGCTGGGAATACGCCGATACAGATTGCCGAGGCTCAGGTTACAAACTTGACGACTGACCTTGCAGCCAAGGCAATTGCCACCCGCGCTATTAACACGACCGCCCCTCTGACCGGGGGAGGCGACCTGTCGGCAGATAGGACTCTAGGCATATCCGCCGCCACGACATCTGCTGCGGGCTCGCTGGCCGCTCTAGACAAAAAGAAACTCAACTATCTACCAAATTTCGTAACGGACTACGGCGCAGACCCGACCGGTACTACTGACATTGATGCGGCGGTGACCGCTGCCGTGGCTGCTGGTGTAGCGGGCGTCTATGTCCCAGAGGGCGTCTATAAGTGCTGCACGACAGGCACCCACGTCGTCACATCGCACCTGACGTTCTACGGGTCTGGTCGCAAAGACACGATCTTTAAGACCAACCATGCCACGAATAATGCGTTTCAGTTCAGAAACTGGGGCGGTGGCTTTGTTGATTGCGGCTTCGACACACTGGTGGCTCGCACCGGTGGCTACTGTATTGATATGCCGAATTCGACTCAGGCTGGGGCCGGATTTGGTTCGCTGTATTGCCACATTGAGCGATGCGACATTTACAGCCAGTACATCGCCATACACACCGGGGATCATGAACAACTTTTCAACGACATAGAAATCCGGTTCCCTGGCCTAACACTATCCGGGCAGGGCGGCATTCTTGTAGACGGCGCGGCAGTCGCCAATGATAAGAGATTCCAGAATTTACTAATACAGGGTGGCAACACAGCCGGTCAGTTTGGTATGCGCGTCATGCAGGCGGCATCAGTAACTCTGACATCCAGGAATGATCTTATCAACTGCGCTAACGCCTTCGACATTATACCTGGCAATGGGCAATCCGTCCCTTCCATCTATGCGTCGAACACGTTTTTCGATAACTCAATTATTGGCCTAAACGTCGCGCCGACTGGCACCGGAGCGGTGCTGAGATGCCACTTCACGCAATGCTGGTTCTCGTCCTGCACGACGGCGGGCGTGAGGCTGAATTCAGCCAACATCGCAGGCGTTGATATGCTGAACTGCGACATCTTCGGGAATGCGATTGGCATTGAGGCGTTGGCGGCTCAGCATTGGTCTGTAGCGAGTTCGCGCTTGGCCGGCAACACGATAGCCGCCATCCGCACAACGGCAGCGGCGACGCACAACTTCGACATCACGACCAATCGGTTCGGAACAATTGCCTCGCCGCAGTTCGGCGTAAACGCCATCGGCATAGACATCCTGGCGGGCACGTATGGCAAATACTACATCGCCGGAAACTCTGGGCTAGAGACAGACACGATCGCCTTCCAAGACGCCGGCACCATTGGGCCGACTGGTTCTAGGTTCGTTGAGAACAACCCGGGCCTACTGTGCAATGGCGCGTCACTCCCGCCTCTTTCATCAGGCGGGGCAGCTCTGCTAGCTAACTCCGGCCGTGGCGCGGTGACATCCGGGACGACTGAAACGTTCCTGATGACCTTCCGTATTCCGGCTAGGGCGGCTCAGTCAGGGCAGACTCTCAGGCTTAAGGCGTTTTCAGTCACCTCGGCTGCTGGCGTGCCGACGTGGGGGGTGAAGGCTGGTGCGGCAGGCACGGTAGCGGGTGACACGACAAACCTAGCCCTTGTGCAGGCCGCCCAGGCGGCCAACGTCCGTCAGGTCGTAGAGGCATATATACAGGTCATCAACACCAGCGGCACAAACAACGTCATCATCAATGGCCTGGCGATGGGCGGTACGACTGCTGCTGGTGTGTGGGTTAACGAGACAGTCGCTGCGGAAGCCACACTGTCTGTGAACGTCAATGCCGTCTGGTTCATTACGCTCACATGTGCTTGCGGCACAACCGGAACGTTAACCATTCAGCAGGCCGCTTTGGAGGTTTTATGACAGATCAGCCTAGAAAACCCCCAAATCCTCCTCCCAGACCGCTTCTAAGACCAGTTCGGAAGCGGCCGCCCTTAAAACGCCCGGAGGACGAGCCTGCTCCTGAGCAATATGATCCCAGAACGCCTGTTGAAAAGGATTGGGATAGAGAAGAATATGTGTGAAAACAATAACGTTGGTTTGCGGGCGCATCTGACAGGAGATTAGCCATGCTTGCCGTCTACGAAGGGGTTGAAATAGGAGATCTCGCTATGACTCCTCCCACCGATGACGACGACTTTGTACGGTCCTGGCGGGATAATCTCTTCAGGGACATGGGAAAGATTCGCCCAGACATCGAACGTCTGTCAGAGAAGCTTTCCGGTCTGATCGAGAACACACGCCAGTCGAACGATGCCATCGCGGCATTGCACCGCCGCCTCGACGGTCACAACAAGACGATCAACCAGTGGCGCGGGGCCATCATTGCGCTGGGCGCTGTAGGATCTCTGGCTTGGGCGTACATCTTCTGGATGATCCAGCAGAATACGACGGCGCGCGAGGACACGATGAAGTTCATAGCCCGTCAGGAGACATTCAACACCGAGGCCACCGCCAAGATAAACGCAGCTCTGGCTGTGCCAACTGACATCAGCGAGATGCAGCAGCAGATGCAGGACTTAACGCAGTCCATGCGTAACCTTGAGAACGCCGTACACGCCAAGACACCAAAGGTGACCGTACAGCCGCCCACGATCATCATCCAGAAGCCGGATCAGTCGCGTACCAGCACGGCACCGCCCTACAAGGCCAATCCGCCTAGCTCCGGCACTGGGCTCATACCTAGGATGTTCGGCAAATGACTGACACACTCGCGGTTATGCTGGCGATGACGATATTTCTGTCGGTGACGGCCGGGCTTGGGTGGTTGTTGGGGTTGTTGTGACATGGCGCCGATCTTTCAATGGCTCGCGTCTCTCTTTCGGCGCAAGCCTGTTGTCCGTCGCAACGATGTCGTTAGCCGTGATCCTGTCATTCCTAAGCCTGCTACTCCTCGTCCGGTTCCTGTACCAGATTTTGACCCGGTTGTTGTAACTCCGGCCAAGAAGTCTCCTTTGGGAATCGCCAACAATAACCCTGGGAATCTGCGCCGCACCGATATTGACTGGCTCGGTGAGGTCGTCGGCTGGAACGGAGAGTTCGAGCGCTTCACAAAGCCTGAGTACGGCATCCGCGCGCTGGCAAAGAACTTACTGGCCTACCAGGAACGGCATGGCCTTCGCACCATCGCCGCCATCATATCGAGGTGGGCGCCTGATTCAGAGAACGATACGGATTCCTACATCGCTGCGGTGGCAAAGGATATGAAGACCAATCCGCAGCAGCATTTGAATTTGAGGGACCCGGTGGTACTCACGGAACTCACGGAAGCCGTGATCCACCATGAGAACGGGCACCAGCCCTACGATCCACAAACGCTAGACGCCGGCATCACTATGGCGCTGGCCTAGGAGATCCATCATGCTCATCAGCTTACTCGTTACGATCATCGTCCTCGGGCTTCTGTACTACATTGTCACGCTGCTGCCGTTGCCGCAGCCATTCAAGCAGATAGCCTTGGTCATCTTTATCCTCATCGCTGTCGTGTGGCTGTTGAGTTATATTCCTGGCGTCCCGTGGGGCGGACACATGGGCGCATACGGCTGTAAACCTTAACTAGGGAGGCTTTAATGAACGAAAACCTATCTCGACTATTAAACGCTATCGGGGCACAACTACCGGCTCTAGCCGCGCTGATACCGGTCGCTGGCGCTTTGAAGGTCGGCGTCGGCGTAGTGGCGGCCATCGGACAGGCCATGCTGGGCAACCCGAATGCCACGCCGGAGCAGATGGCTAACCAGATTGAGGATGACCCAGAGCGCGCAAAAGCTGCCCTACAGCCCCTTGAGGATCACGCCAAAGCCGTTGCTGGGGCCGCTGTAGAGGCCGTGGCGACGACTCCGACCGACCAGATACCGGCGGTCACGGCGGCGATGGAGAACTCAGTAGCCTTCGCCACAGACGACCGGCCATTCATGCTGTCACAGGTGGACGCTGACGGCGGGGCAATCCTAAGCATGTACATGGATGCGAAGGAGTTGGAGAGTTTGAGGGAGTCAACGAAGGGCTAGTAGGTCGCTTTGTTATTAGCCATCGGGACTAGCCATGCCGGCAACTGCTGGCTAGTCTTTATGATGGTCTGATAAGTCTTATAGTCAACCGCGACGTACTTGCCGACGCCGACGTTTTGAGCGGCGCGCCACTTCTCCGCCAGCTCGTGCTCCTCACGGGCGAAGCGCAGAAGATTATCTAATGCCCTCTTATTCATAAGCACGCCTGTATCCCACGCGCCTTGCGGAGACCACGACTCAAACGCCCTCAACAACTCTCCCCGCCCCACGCTCATGGTGCACCGGGCGGTATAGAGTCACGATGTCGGTACAACTCAGTGACCAAATTGCCGCCTGTGCGAGCTAAGTCCGCATCTCGCGGGTTGTCGTAGTAGCAATCGTTGAAGTGATCGTACCAGCGCCAAAGCTGCCACACAGACTCCCCCACCCCGGCGGGCGGGTGTGCGTACTTAAAGCGGTCGATAATGCGCTGCCTCATGACTTCCATATCCACGGTCTGCGCGTCACCCAAGCCGCCCTTGTATTCACCATCACCGCCAGTGGCTAAGTCGATATCCTGCACGGCTTCTTCATAGCCATCTCGCTTACCGATTTCGTATGCCTCTTCCTCGTCGTCCAGTGTTATCGCCGCCCCCTCCGCTACCGGCGCGGCGAGGGCTGAGCGGAGGGCATCAATAGCCTCGCGCACTTCGCCAGCCAACGGCGATGTGTAGGCCATGTCCTGTTCATTGTTGAACCCGAGTTCTTCGGCACACTTTGTCAGCACGCGCAATGCGTGATCAATCTGGCTCATGGCCTGTCCTTCCTGGCTAATGCTGTGCGAATTCGGTTCCACGGAATTATCAGAACAAGTCGGTTCGGCATAGCTGTATAGATCTCAATTCCACGCGGCGTTTCATACCACCACGCGCTTCCGTCTGTGGGGCCTGATGCACGCCGACGCAGGTGTTTATTGCTCATACCGTCCTCCGGTTGCGGGCGGGGTCATTGCTTTACCTCGATCTCGTAGCTATAGCGGTGTTGCGCCAATGGCTGCACTACAACCTTCTCGCCTGTATCGATGATGACGCACGGCACCTGCATGTATTTGTCCCCGTAGCTTTCAACCGTTTGGCCCCAGCTTAAACCTCGCCTTCGATGTCGTAATAAACTTGGTGGCTGTGTACCTTGACCTTGACCTTCATCTCCCCCTCCACATCCTTTCAAACTCATCCTCACTCGGATTCATGGTGCACTCCCAATACACGTCGAACATCTGGCGTTTCGACAGCAGACGACCAAACAGATAGACGAAGCCTACGCGGTGCAGGAGGCGGCGGATCATGGGTTTATGCTCCATAATAGTGTTCGTCTTGTGGTAGCTGACGCGGCGGATAATCTTGCGCCCATCGGTGCATTTTTCGCTTCCATTCAGCAAGTGTTTCCGCTTCATGTTTACCGATAACGCCGCATGCGAATCCTCTACGTGTACTTACTACTAACCAGCCAAGATTATTAGCTCGCTTAATAATGCGGGGCTCAATAGCTAACACGTCCTCGCGAGTAATCATCCCTCCCCCGTCAGCCGGGCGATTTCGGCTTTTATAAACCTACGAATTTCATGAAAGTCCCTGTGTAAATAATCCAGTTTGTCCACGCCTTCTAAGATGTGCTCGAACGCGGCGCGGGCGATTTCTCTTTCCCATCCAATGTGGTCATCGTCTGCGGTCACATTGTCGTTAGCTATTTCGTATATGCGCTTCATCAACTCACTCACTTTCGGCATAGCTCCTCCCGCTCTTTCGGGCTATCAATCGTCATCGTATAGCCACAACATTTCGGCCAGCCGTTACGCAAGCAGTTCTCTGAATCAACGAGCTGAGCGCGACCACAAACCGTACACCACACCTGTCCGCGTGTGAGCTTGGGGTGGCATATGGCGAGATGATCGAATATCACTTCTGGCATGGGGCACCTCCGAGGATGGCGATGTTGTCCCGTATCGCCGGGACCACGCGGGCCTTTGCGATGCAGCTCGCCACCACTGCAACCGATCCGTCAGCACTTTCCATCGTGGGGGCTGGCCGACGGAATAACTCAGCCTTTCCCATGTATCCGCCTCTATGGACGGCGACCGACAAAACAGTCATGTCGGCCAGCGATATCTCGTTCACCATCCTCTCCTTCGCGCTTGGCGTGGGGTTAATCGTCGCACCGCTCAAATTGTTTCAGCGCCTCAAGGTGCTCACGGGCGGCGGACTCGGTGGCGTGGAGCATACCCATGCTGCGAAGTTTTTTGTGCCTGCGCTCTTGGTAACGAACTTCAAATATATCGGCCTCGTCCGCATTCACTAGCCACACCAAAGTATCGTCCCGCTGCCTATCTTCTAGCGGCCTAGGGAAGCTGCATTTATAGCGAACACGCTCCCTCGCATGCTTACTCATCTCGGCCTCCGGGGGTTGAGGGCGGCGTCGATTGGACAGCTAGGGCATCCGTCATGATGGAAGTGCATCGGGTCTTTCATTGGGCATATGATCTCGCTGCACTTCCAGCATTCGCCTGCCGGGCCATCTTCTGCCTCGTGGCAGTGCTGTAGCAGCGCGTCTAGCTTTTCATACAACCCCTCGATCTCCGCACGGGCGGCGGTGAGTTCGGTGAGTAAGTCTGTGACGAGATCGTATGATTTATTCGCGGGGCAACTGCACTCTAAATATGAGTCAGCTCGCTTAATTAGCTTGTCCATCCTCTCATCCTCGGCGGGGGTGGTCATGGCTCATCTCTCCCGTACATTTCTGCGTATTCGTGGACTAGATCGCGCATGTCGCTTCCTAGGTTGATGCAGAACCCTAGTTCTTCCAGCGAGAAATAAAGGTCGCTGCACCGCTCACACATATACCAAGCAGCAAGATGCACCTCGTCCCCGTGAATGCGCTGCTCAATGTCATCATTAGCGCCACGGTATCTATCGAACGACGTGCACAGTTCCCCTACACGCACTAGAGAGCCACAGCTACAGCAACGCTTAGCTCGTTTCGTGGCAAGCGATTTATAGTCATCAGGACCGAAGTAGTACCACTCGAAGTCATCTCCGCAGCTACAGGTCAGTCCGCTCACGTCCCCTTCTCCAGTTCGGCGATGATGCGGTGATAAAGCTCAGTAGACATTATTTGTTCGCTCCTTCCTTCTTGCTTGCCTTGTCTCAACTCCTCCACCAACTCCCGGCGCGTGTCGCGGGGGAGGAGGTCGCAATTAGGTGTCCTCATTACGTCGTTAACGTGGCCGTCCAGTAACCAAATAACTGCGTGCCACCCATCGGTGTATTTATACCGCCCCCACATCTTCCCATCCCTCTCCGCAAACACCTCCCACTCATAGCCGCCGCGAGTTTTCGGGGCGAAAATTTTGGTGTAGTCCTGGGTCATGGGCGCTTACCGGCTTCAAGGATCGGCAGGTTCGCTTCTGTTGGTATGTAGACCACGCTGTTGCCCTTACCAGATCCAGCCACGTCTACAATCCATAGATAGCGCAGGTAGTCCTCGTTGCCCTTGAGGCTGTCGCCGATGATCTTGTTAGCTTGGGCCACGCCCTTAGCGCGCTCCACCTCCGCAGCAGCAAGGCTCTTCGCTGATTCGTACTTGGCGAGCGCTTCCTGCACCGCTATCTGGCGATCCTGTTCAGCGCGGGACAGCGCGGCCTTGCCAGCCAGGCCCTGCTCCCATACGTTGTATACAGGGCAGCCCGCCATTGACGCAGCGACAACTACGCCGATCGCAATCACGATATCGCGCACAATAGTGATCTTAGGATCGCCGCGTTCATCGAAATACCTACTCATACTGTCTCCCTTTGTTCAAATATCTCCCTCACACTGGCGGGGATGTCTGCGTGTGACCGCGCTCTGTCGTTAGCCTCTGTCATTATTGCGTTGTATACAGCCCTAGGCAGACGTTCTCTAGCTACGGATATAAAATGTCCGACTACGGTGCGGTCCCCTCTTAGCTTGTGCCGGATGGTCCGCATCTCATTTTGAAGATCGTGCATTTCCTTTCCGATTGCTATACGGTCCGGGTGTTTCTTCGGCAGCTTTTGGATAGTGTCGTGTAATTGCTTCCATCGGGCCACAAGAGATGCGCGCCGTTCTTCCGGCTTTAGGTCCGTCGCAACATTTGCCCCAGCCCCAAGCAATTCGTACCCACGCCTAGACCCTTTAGTCGAGTGATTTGCTGCACGGTCGAAATAATGCAGCGATTCAGTCGTTGCCTTATACATAGTCGGCGGCCGCGAGGATGGCTTGGCGGATGTTCATGGTTGTCTCCGGGAAATAATAAATAGAATTTTTGGCATTACACACCACCCCATAGCAACGCTTAGGGCTATATTTGCCCAGAGAGGAGGCAACAGCGCTGCCATCAGAAATCCCCAAGCAGCCACTATTGCTAGAAATATAACTGTTTGGATTACCATATCTCGCCCTCTGCGTTGAGTGGCCGACTTACACATCACGCATAACTCTCGTCCAGTAGTATTTACACAGCGCTGCCATTGTCTTAGTCCCAGTCTTAGCCATGATGTTGTGCCGATGGGCCTCGACAGTTTTCGGTGATAGTCCAAGCCGGTTTGCAATCTCGTAGCCGTGCATGCATTCGTTGGCAATCATCGATAAGATGTATTTCTCTCGATCTGTTAGTGGCTGCCCCTCAATAGGATTCCATCGGCTCCAGCGTAAGCCGCGCGTGATAGCAGTCATTCGTATAGTTCCTCGGCTATGGCTACGCGCACCCTCTTAACAACGGCCCGCATCATATCTATATAATTCTCCATGCGATCCTCCAAGCCGTCTAAGTTCTGGTTCAGAATGGCGTTGCGTAACTCCTCGCCCATCAGTTGCGCGGCGTGGCGCATCTGGGGGAGGCAGTCTTTTTTGTAGTCGATCATGACTCATAGCCTTCCAGCCATTCAGCGGTCGTCTGCTCTGCCGGAGGCTTGGCTTTCTTGCATGCTTCAGCCACTCCCTTGAGCCTCTTTAGCTCCGCTTTACCTAACTGGTTGCGCTGCTCCTTTGTTAGTGCATTCCAAGCTTCCTCAAGGCGCTCTAGGCTTTCTGAGGCTGCGTCTTCCAAATCGTTGACGATTGGAGTTAAGTCTCCTACTTGCGGCGGGTCTGACACCCCTAGTCGCTTTTTAAGCGTATCTTTTAAGTGCTCGACGGGCGTCGTGGTCTCGGCTTCTATAACATCCTCATCCTTGAAAAATGCGTCCCTATCGGCATCCGGCATGTCCACTATGGGGAGGGATTTGAACAGACGCTTGATGACCGTCTTGCGTGCCATCTCGGAATACCATTTCACCCAGGGACCGCCGTCCTTGCTACGGCTAGACTCGCGCGCTTGCTCGATCTCATCCCTACGCATGAACTCGCGCCTCTTGGTGCCATCCTTGAGCGTCGCAATGGCATAGGCGCCGATCAGGTCTCCGCGTGCGCCTTTAAGGTAAGGGGAATGCTCGATGCGGGGATTGTCGCCCAGCATGTAGGCAAACTCGTCTTTTTCGTACACCGGCTGGCTATCTATGTTGATGCCGTATTTTGCTGCCTTGTCAATCAACCCTTGGCGCATAATCATCCATTGCACTTTTTTCTTGTAGCCGCCATCCTTTTGCCTTTCATTGAAAACCACTAGAGCGCCTTGTCGCTTATCTGGCAGGAGTCCGTCTTGGGCAGCCCGCTTGCACGCAAGAAAAAGGCTGTGACGATCGGCCAATAGCAAATCCGGGTCTTGTTCAATGGCAGTCGTGGCTACAGCCATGAACCTTTCTGGCTGCACGTTGGCCGGGAGCACGGAGCGAAAGTCTGGCTCCATGCTGCGCAATTCATTAGTGATGACAGCTAGCTCGTTGCTCATGGTTTACTCCTTGCGATTCACAAACCGGGCATCCATGTATTCTGTGTCCGCCACGGTGTAGCCTTTGCGCTTGGTCAGTTTGCGGCGCAGATCCTTGCCGCCTGAAAATTTCAGGATGGCCGCCTCTCCCATGCTGTACAGCATATGGTTCATAGCCGCCGTAGCTGCCTCCTTGTAGGTCTTCTCTTTCTCTGATGCCTCAAGATATGTCGCGTACCATTTTTCCATGCCTTCGTCTGCTGACAGAACCTCGCCCGTCGTGCCTGGGTAGGCGATTTTGATGAGGTTGCGCGTTGACGGATTTTCCCACTGCGGATCAGGCGGATCATCATCCTGTACGCGCTTCCAGAATTGCCGCTCGCCCTCAATGATGAGCGCCTGCAATTCGGCATCTGCCGGAATCTCATAGGTGCGATAGTCAGAGCCGCCGATAAGCGCCAGTACGTCGGCAACAGGCATTCCGGTAACCGCAAGGTTGTGTTGCACTTGCAACATGTAGTCTTCCGGTATTTCCTGAGTGCCAGACTTGCCCCAGTCGCTATATGAGCGGGCTGTTTTGATCTCGATGAGCCTGTCGATCGTCGTTGCGTCCGGCGTGCACGTCATCCAGTCGTAATCCTTGTGGGCCATGTGCTGAGATGTGACGACCAGCCTATCTGGGTGGTCACGCATGTACCGCTCAAGAATCACACGCTCAATGACGGAGCCCCAATACTGAGGCTCCGTCTCAAATCTCGGAAGCTCGCGGCCAGACTTCTCTAGGAACAGTTCGTACGGCGTCTTCCACGGGCTAAGCCCCAACGCCGCAGCAGCATCACTGCCGCCGATACTGAAGCGACGTAGTTCTAGTTGCTGAGCGGTAAGGGCCATAACTAACCCCCGTTCATCTTGGCGATTAGCTCATCTGCTGTCGCCGGGCGCAAAGTGTAGGCGCCGAAGGCGATGCCCTCAGCCTCTTTCTTGGTGCGCTCGGTGAAGAACTTGGTATCACCGTCCTTCTCGAAAGCCCAAGCGATGGGTTTGCGGGGTCCGCGCTTCTTTGTTTCAGGCTTAGTCATTGATGCTCCACAGGTAAGTAGTTGACGAGCGCTTATACTATCCGTACAATACGTCCTTGTCAACATATCGGAGTCAACTTTTATGGAAGGACGAACGAGACATAGCAATCCGGTTTCCAAGGCCATCTATGCAAAGTACGACAATTTGCAAGATTTCATACAGGCTTTCGAGGAACCAAACGAGCGCCTGTATTACCAGACCGTCTATGCGTGGGTTCGCAGAGGCAGGCTGTCTCCAGAGTACGCAAAGCGGTTTGCCAAGCACTTTAAGAACGTGAAGCTGGAAGACATCATCTAGTTGTGGATGAGGTCTCGCCATCTCAGTTGCGTGAGATGATTGTTCACTACCGCAACGTTAAGGAATTGGCTTGGCGGGCGGAGGCGTTGTTGCTGAGGATTTTGGTCGAGGCGGGGAACATGAACAAGCCTGCCGATGGGATGAAGGTAATGGCGCTGGTCCGTGATACGGCCGCGCAGATGCGAGGGCTGAGGGCGCCGTGACATTTGAGCTGCGAGATTATCAGCGGGATATGATTGACCGCACTCGGGCGCGTATCAGGGCTGGCGTGAGGCGGATC